GCAGGTACTAACGGATTATTTTGGGAAGATAACGAAAGGGCAAAATTTGGTGCTGATAATGATTTAGAAATTTATCATAGTGGGGCTAATAGTTTTATTAGAGATTCTGGAACTGGTAGTCTTTTTATTGAAGGAACAGATTTAACTTTACGAGCTGCAAATTCAACTACTAGATATCTTGTTGCTAATGAAAGTAATGGAGATGTATCTCTATTTTTTGGTAACAGCAAAAAGTTTGAAACCACATCAACCGGTATAGATGTCACTGGTAATATAATCGCCACAGGTGATATCACATCACAGTCTGACATCTCCCTAAAAGACAATGTTGTTACGTATGAGAATGCTCTAGACAAAGTTCTTGCGATGCGTGGTGTAGAGTATGATCGTAATGATATGGAAGGTAAGCATGAGGTTGGTCTAATTGCCCAAGAGGTTGAGAAGATTATACCTGAAGTTGTTGGTGAGAGTAATGGACTTAAAAACATTGCTTATGGAAAACTTACTTCTGTTCTAATTGAGGCTATCAAAGAGCAACAGCAGCAGATCAACGATCTCCGACAACAACTAAATAAAGGAAAGTAGGACTAAATATGGCTAAACCTGCTTCAAGACAGGATCTGGTTAATTATGCCAAGAGGCAGTTGGGTTACCCTGTCTTGGAGATCAATGTTGCTGATGAGCAAATTGAAGATCTGGTAGATGATGCCATCCAGATGTATCAGAACCGCCACATGGATGGGGTAGAATTGATGTACCTGAAATATAAGATTGGTGAAAATTTCTTAAATGCTGTTCGTGGAAGAGGAGACAGTAATGTCATTGGCATTACTACAACATCCACAACAGCTAATATCACTGGTGTTGGAACAACTGGAGTTGGTATATCTACCTTTACATTTGAAGAGACCCAAAATTTTATTCAGATACCCGATGCAGTTATCGGAATAGAAAAAATATGGAAACTTAATAATAGTACAATTAGCACGAACATGTTTAGCGTGCAATATCAATTGTTTTTGAATGAGATGTACAACTTCAGTTCGGTAGAATTGTTGGGGTATACTATGACTAAAAGATATCTTGAGGATCTTGATTTTATTTTGAGTCCTGAAAAACAAATTAGATTTAACCGCAGACAAAATAGGTTATTTATTGACACTGATGCTGATAGCATGGACGTAGATGATTATCTAATTATTCAGTGCTATCGTGTTCTTGATCCAAATGAATATACTAAGGTATATGATGATATATTCCTGAAAAGATACTTCACTGCTCTACTGAAAAAGCAGTGGGGTGCCAATATGATGAAGTTTAAGGGTGTCAAACTACCCGGTGGTGTTGAGATGAATGGTCGTGAGATCTATCAGGATGGTATCAATGAGTTACAAGCACTAGAAGAGAAGATGAGTAATGAATATGAACTGCCACCTATGGATATGATTGGCTAATGCTTAATCCATTCTTTACTCAGGGATCAAACGGAGAGCAAAATCTCGTACAGGAACTTGTAGACGAACATATTCGTATGCATGGTATCGAGTTTGTCTATATGCCACGCACGTTTGTCAATAGAAAAACTGTGATGCGTGAAGTAACATCTTCACGTTTTGAGAAGTCGTTTCCTCTTGAGGGGTATATTGAGAACTACCAAGGATTTGGTGACAACCACAATCTATTGACTAAGTTTGGAGTAAGATCCACTGCTGAGATGAATATTATCATCTCACAGAAGCGTTTTGAGGAATATATTACACCTATCCTAAGGGATAGTGGTGGTGTTGGACTTGATAGTGTTCCAGTTAGACCACTGGAAGGAGATTGTATTTACTTTCCGCTAGGAGATATCCTATTCGAAGTAAAATACGTTGAGCATGAAAGTAACTTCTATCAACTACAAGAGAATTATACATTTACACTGAAATGCGAACCCTTCGAATACGAAGATGAAAAAATCATCACGGGTATTGGTGCAATTGATGATGACTTTAAAACAATTGGATATAATGCAACTCTAACTTTGTCAGGTGTTGGTACAACCGCCACAGCAATTACCAGTCTTGTTAATGGTGGTGTTCATGAAATTAAAATTATTCATGAAGGTACAGGATACACAGCAGATCCAACGATTAGAATTTCTCCACCAGTAACAGGTAGACTTGCCACTGCTGTTGGTATTACAACTATTAATGGTAATGGAACTAGGTCTCTAGAAGTTGTAAGGATTACAGACCCTGGTTTTGGTTATACATCTACACCTGCTATCAGTATTGAGACTGATGATGGTAAGGGTTCAGGTATTCAACTCCAAGTGGGCATTGCTACCACTGGTGCCGTCGGTATTGTCACACTTACCAGCAAGGGAGACGGTTATATTGTACCCCCAATTATTTCTTTCAGTGCTCCGCCCGCTGGTGGTGTTAGTGCTGCTGCTACTGCCATTCTACAGGGAGACGGAAAACTTTCCACAATCCAAATTACCAATGCTGGTTATGGATATGCGTCTGCTCCCACTATTACCGTGGGTGCTGCCGGTACCGTTGGTGTAGGCACATTCTTTAATGGTGATACTATCCGTGGGGTGTCGTCTGGAACAACAGCATACGCCACAACTTGGAACAAACCAACAGGAAAACTTACCGCAAAAGACCTCACTGGCAAGTTCCAAATCGGCGAACTCATTGTGGGAACTGCTAAGTCTACTAGTGAGACAATTGCATATCGTCTAAATAACGTTAACTACGACGATGATGACGCTTACGAAGACAACCAGGAGATCGAAACAGAAGCAGACGCGATCCTGGACTTTACTGAGCAAAATCCTTTTGGTGAAGTCTAATGTTTGGTAATTACTTTTATAACGAGACTATTAGAAAGACTGTCATAGCATTTGGCACGCTTTTTAATAACATCTCGGTAAAGCATAAGCAGGGAGATAATACGATCAGCACAATCAAAGTGCCAATCGCTTATGGTCCTATTCAGAAGTTTCTTGCTCGTGCTGAGCAGCAACCCAATTTTGATCGCAACGCAGCAATCACGTTGCCAAGATTGTCATTTGAGATCGTAAAATATCAGTACGATCCTTCTCGTAAGGCATCGCCAATTACAAAGTTTTGTCTTGTTCCAGACAGTAGTAAGAACAAGATCAAAAGAGTTTTCATGCCGGTCCCATATGATATTGGGTTCCGTCTAAGTTTTGCTACTAAAATTCAGGACGATGCTCTACAAATCCTAGAGCAAATCTTACCATCATTTCAACCCGCATACAACGTCACTATGACGATGATTGAGGGTCATGATGAGAAGAAGGATATTCCATTCACACTAAACAATATCCAGTTCCGTGATGAGTATGAAGGTGACTTCAGTACTCGTCGTGCTATTGTTTACGAACTAGACTTTACTGCTAAGACATACTTCTACAGTGAAATCCCAACAGATGCTTCTGGTGGTCTTATCAAGCGTGTTCAGATTGATTACACCACAACACGTCGTGGTCCAAGAGAAGTCAGATACTCAGTTGTTCCGACTGCTACTGAGGATTACAACTCTGATAGCACAGCAACATTGACAGCAGAAATCAATCCTAAGCAGACTCTACTCAAGGTAACAAGTTCTGCTGCTCTTGTCCAGTACCAGTTTATTCAGGTCAACAAAGAAGTCATGCGTGTTGAGGAGATCGACAATACAAATGTAATCGTATCTCGTGGACAATATGGTACAGAGATTGTCACACATGATGTTGGTGATGTCTTAAATCTAATTAATGCCAATGATAACGCTTTGATTGAGATCGGAGACGACTTTGGTTTTGACAGCGATGTTGAGTTCTTTGGCGATCTAAAATCTTACAGTCCTTCTCAAGGAACTGACATCTGATGGATAAGCAATTTGACGCTATCGATAAGGCACTTGACGTGAAAGCAGAAATAGTTGAGAAGTCTAAAGAACCTAAAGCGATTGTCAAACCAGATGATGATCCCGAAAAAGACTATGAATATAGTAGAGCACAACTCTATACATTAATTGATAAGGGTCAGGAAGCAGTTGATGGCATCCTAGAACTAGCACAAGATAGTCAGCATCCTCGTGCGTTTGAGGTTGCTGGACAGTTAATCAAGTCTGTTGGTGACGTTACTGATAAGTTGATTGATCTTCAGAAGAAGATGAAAGACCTAGAAAAACCACAGGGTGGTCAAAGTCCCAAGACAGTAAACAATACCATGTTTATTGGTAGTACTGCTGATCTACAGAAGATGCTGAAGCAAGGTCTTCTAAATAATGATAGCAAATAGTTTCCTTTATGTTGGACGAAAGAAGTCTCACTAAAGGTGAAGACAACAAAAAAGAAAAGTACATCAAAGGTATGAAGAAATCTTTTAGTGACTTTAAAGGACGTTATGGCGACGACGCTAAATCGGTGATGTATGCCACTGCTACAAAGATGGCAAAAGAAGATGTTGTCGATGAAAGTATTGGTCTAGATTTGGCAAGAGTTATCGACAAAACAAAACCACCTTTGGGAAGAGATTCTAAGCGTAGAAAAATCAGTCTTGCTTTGAAGATGCGAGAAGTATCTAAGACCGCTGCCAAAAATAAAAAACGTGAAATGGCGAAGGAAGAAAATATTGAGGAGATCGCACCTGTAGTTGCTGGTGCTGCCGCTGTTGGTAAAATGGCAGTAAAAGCAGTCGCAAAGAAAGGTCTTCAGAAGGTAGGAAAGGCAGTCACTGCTGATGCCGCTAAGGCAATGGTGGGTGGCAAAGTCAAGAAAGGACCAGTTGCTGCTGGATCTAAAGTTGTAGGTAAATCTGCCAAACCACAAAGTTCTTCTGTCGTAAAATCTGCTGGGATGCAGTCCAAACAGGCACCTAGTGTTCCTAAGAAATCACAAACACCCACAGAACCAAAAGCACCAACCAACACATCCGAACCTTCCAAACCACAGGAACCTACCAAACCAAAGGAACCTGGTAAGCAAAAGGAGAAGAAGAAAAGTGGTGTTGAGGATGGTGTAAAAAAAGGATATCAAAGTGTGAAATCTAAAGTTACAGGTTTCACTGCCATGTTCGACCCGAAGGAGAGTTATGTCCAAGACTCAGAACTACTCACTTTTAGTGATTTTAGGGAGATCGTTAGTGTTTGCGTCTCAGATGAGGAAGGGTTAAATGAAGGAGAAGCATGGACAAAAAAATCAGGAAAAAACTCCGAAGGAGGACTTAACGAAAAAGGACGAAAGTCTTATGAAAAGGCAAATCCAGGATCTGACCTTAAAGCACCGTCAAAGAAGGTTGGAAATCCCAGACGGGCATCCTTCTGTGCAAGAATGAGTGGTATGAAAAAGAAACTAACTAGTAAGAAGACTGCTAACGATCCTGATAGCAGAATTAATAAATCACTTAGGAAGTGGAACTGCTGATTAAATTATGACCGGTGACATCTATCTTGGTAATCCAAATTTAAAAAAAGCAAATACACCGATTAACTTCACTGAGGAACAGATTGTTGAGTTCCTCAAATGTAAGAACAATCCGGTGTATTTTGCTAGGAAACATATTAAAATTGTGTCACTTGACCACGGTCTTGTACCTTTTGACATGTATCCGTTTCAAGAAAAGTTAATCAATAACTTTCATGACAACAGATTTAATATCTGTAAGATGCCACGACAGACTGGTAAGTCCACAACGTGTGTATCGTATCTACTACACTACGCTATCTTTAATGATAACGTCAATATCGCTATTCTAGCAAACAAGGCGGCTACTGCTCGTGACCTTTTGGGAAGGTTACAACTCGCTTACGAGAATTTGCCAAAGTGGATGCAGCAAGGTATTATTGCTTGGAATAAAGGTTCTTTGGAGTTGGAGAATGGGTCTAAAATTATCGCCGCATCTACGTCTGCATCTGCTGTTCGTGGCGGTTCCTATAATATCATCTTTCTTGACGAGTTCGCGTTTATCCCGAACCACATTGCTGATGAATTCTTTGCCTCTGTTTATCCTACTATCTCGTCTGGACAGAGCACCAAAGTAATCATGGTGTCCACGCCACACGGTATGAATCACTTCTACCGTTATTGGCATGACGCTGAGCGTGGAAAGAACGATTATATTGCTACAGAAGTTCACTGGTCAGAAGTCCCCGGCAGGGATGCCAAGTGGAAAGCACAGACTATTGCTAACACAAGTGAGCAGCAGTTTAAGGTTGAGTTTGAGTGCGAATTCTTAGGATCTGTTGATACACTTATCGCACCCTCTAAACTGAAGACAATGGTTTATGAGGATCCAGTGAGAACTAATGGTAGTCTCAATATCTATGAGATGCCTATTGACGATCATGATTACATAATTACAGTGGACGTTGCCCGTGGTGTTTCGAAAGACTACTCTGCTTTCATCGTTTTTGATATCACTTCGTTTCCATACAAAGTGGTTGGCAAATATAGAAACAATGAAATAAAACCAATGATGTTTCCAACCATCATTGTAGAAACTGCTGAGGCGTACAACAATGCGTACATCTTAGCAGAGGTCAATGATATTGGCGATCAGGTTGCTTCAATTATTCAGTTTGATTTGGAGTATGAGAATGTATTGATGTGTTCTATGCGAGGTCGTGCTGGTCAGATTGTTGGCACAGGATTCTCAGGTAAGAAGACACAACTTGGTGTCAAAATGAGTGTCACCGTCAAGAAAGTTGGTTGTAGTAACTTAAAGACTTTGATTGAGGATGACAAGTTAATCCTTTGTGATTATGATATGATTAGTGAACTTACTACCTTCATCCAAAAACGCCAATCGTTTGAGGCAGAAGAGGGATGTAATGATGATTTGGCAATGTGTCTGGTTATCTTTGCGTGGTTAGTAGCACAAGAATATTTTAAAGAAATGACGGATAATGATGTCCGTAAGAGAATTTACGAAGAACAGAAGAATCAAATTGAGCAGGATATGTCACCATTCGGTTTCGTTAGCGATGGTCTGACGGACATTGATGG